TTTGTTTGAGGGCCGCCAGGTAATCGTTGAGCGATTCGCCAGTGATGCCTTGATCTGTGATTTCAGCCATTAAACGATCGCCTGCACGTAGTTGATGTCTGCGCTGTCGCCATTCGAGCTGACGATCGTCGCGCTCACTGTGAGTTCGCGGGTTGCAGGGTCCGAGGTAACGCTGAAGGCAGTCATGCCGGCGCAGCCCGGGGCAAGGAGAATCCGACGACGGATGACCGCTTCGCGTGACGCGAGTCGGGACCCCTTGCCCAAGACGCTGCCGAACCAGTCGGTGCCGTCCGAGGTATCAAGAAACCACTCTCCAAGGAAAAATTTGAGCCGCGTGCGCACGTTTTGGGCGACCTCTTCAGCGGTGTAGCCAGTGATCAGCTTGTTTTGACCCAAGGCCAGATCGCCGTCTGCGTCGAGTTTTCTGACTGTCATGGATTCACTGGCCCTGATGTGCCGTTTCCGGACTGCACGCCGATGTGGGCATGCTCGAAACCGATGCTCACGTCATGGTTGGTGATCGTGGCTTCGGTGGTGACCGCCTGCTCGAAGTTCACTGGCTTCTCGAAGTTGGTCAGGCACTTCACGGTGAGCGAAACCCCGTCGACCTCAAGTGTCTTGTCGTCGTGAATCCAGAAGTAGGCCGTTCCGTCCAGGCTGCGCAGGCGTATACCGTCATTCGCGAATGCGGTGATGGCATTGGGCTTGGAGCGCACGCCCGGGATGAAATAGGCGTCGTTGATCGAGAATCGACGCGGCTCCGATTTCACTGCTACGCCGCCTTGATCGACCCAGGAGTCGATGCACTCCTGCGAGAAGAGCAGCGTCCCTTCAGTTCCAGAAGCAACGCGGCATTCAAGCGTCCCACCAGCAGCACCCCAGAACTGCACCGGCACATGAATGATCGGCCGGCGCTCCGTTGTTGCGCCTTGGCGGTCCTCCAGCATCAGCCCGATCTGGACTTCGGCCAACTGGCTCACAGGATCAAAGCTGAGAACGTGGCCGGGGATGCTGGTGCGCACGTTGTCCTTCAGGTACTCGCCGAAGATCTCCCGCAGCATCTTTGAGAACTGCGCCTGCGTGCGCGACGAAAGCGGATCGTTCATCGAGTAGCCCTATCGGATATCCCTGACTGAGCGGCCGCGCTGAGGCGCAGACAGCTGATATGTGTTTCCCATGGGTCGCCGTGGGAGTCGCCCAGGTAGGCCAGAGAGTTGACCTTGTAGAAGCCCTCGCCGATGGTGCGCGGGACCTCGTAGAAATACGCCCCGGAGAACTCGAACTGAGGCGCCATCGACTCCAGCTTGATGGTGCTGCCGAGCTTCAGCGCTGGGTTGAGCACCGAGCGGATGCCGATTTCGGTATCTGTCACCACTGGGGAGCCGATCATTCCCGTCGCTGAGCTGATCGTGTAAACCTGATTCGGCATGGCGAAGCCGCGTTTGATGATCTTGATCGCGCCATTTTCGACCATCCAATCAAACTGGAATGTCTCTGCCAGTTCATTCATGCATGCGGTGGGGCTGCCTTGGAGCACCGTGCCGCGCGACCGCCGATTGAGCCCGGAGAAGTCGCCGTAGAACCTGATTTCTGCATTGAACGGCTCGGCGCACGCCTCGATGATCTGAACCGGATCTGTCTCGGCGGAAAGCGTCAGGTTGATGATGTTCTGGTCCCGCTCCTTGGCGGAGGACTTGCAGAAGAACCGAACGCCACGAGTAGAGCCGCCATCCTCCAGCACGCGCTGGGCATTGGTGATCTGCCCGGTGAAGATGTTGCCGAAGAGGCCGGCGAATCCTGCGTCGAACGAAATGTACTGGTATTTCTTTGAAATCCCATCGCCGAGCATCTGACGCGTGTTGTAGTCCGACACGTTGTAGATGGTGATCTCGGCAACGCTGAAGGCGCCGCCCGCGAAGTGGGTTATCTGGAACGTGACGCGAAGCCCGTCGCCAGTGGCATCCATCTCGTAAGCGAGCGATCCGGTTTCACGCCCGACCTTCAGCCGGTACCGGCGCATGTAGATTTCGTCAGCCATCGGACCACACCAGCATGTTCGTGATGCCAAGGTTGGCGGGTGTCGGCTGCTCGCCCTCCAGCACCAAGGACCCGTACTCAGTATCCGAAGGCGGGTACAGGCCGGCGAGTAGATCGACGTTTGGTAGCAAGTAGCGGCCAGCCGTGAGCAGGGCCCCCAGCGGCGTCATGATGTTCACGCGAAACACGTTTAGCCGGACCATCCACTGAAGCTCAATGGTGAGCGTGTTCTCTCCCAGCGCGGCGCTGAAGGTTTGTGCAGGAAGGGCCTGAACCTCGACTTTGTACCGGCTCATGCAATGACCTCCACGGACGCGGAGCCGGTCGTAACCATTGGCGCGCCCTGAGTGGCGATAGGATCGTTCTGGGCCAACTGATCAGCAGAGGTGACGCCTTGGCCGACCTGAGAGCTGATGCGCCTGATCTCTTGAAGCTCGGCGATGAATATCAGGCCGTCTTCGTCTTCCGGGCGTGTCCTCTGATCAAGCCGAATGATGACCATCTCGGGCATGGTCTCGTATTCGGTCACCAGTTCGATGGGCGCGCGCGACTTGAGTAAGGCCGATAGCGCGCGCCAGGTGGTGGCCGAGCGTGTCTCGTCGCTGCCCGCAAGCAGATAGGCCGATACCGCACTGATTGCCGCGCCAGCTACGCCGCCAACGGCCGAAGCGACTGCTCCAGCACCCATCATCCCGATGTCGTCAAGGCCAATCCCTAGCGGGGTGTTGGACACGGCACCGGTCAGCAGATAGCGATCAGGAAGCAGAATGGCGTGATCGTTGACGTTTGCCCCGAACTCTACCGGAAACTGCGTCAGCTGAATCGCCTTGCTGGTGACGCCCTCAAGCTTGGCATCGAACTCGATCAGCCCCAGAGCAGGCAGCGTTTTCGAAAAGATGCTCATAACGCCGCTCATGACGCTCATCGTTCTGGGCTCCTGAAATCTTCCATCGTCGACTCAGTGAGTCCGCTCAGCTGCTCGTTGTAGAGCTGCTTGACCTTTTCCGTGTCGGCACCGTGGATGTGGAACTGGCGGTTGTCGTTGTAGGCAGGGGTTGCCGCGGCTGGCATCGCCTGCTGACTCGGGGCCTCTGCGGCCTTGGCCGGGGGCTGCACGACCGCGTCCACTGAGTACTCCCGCGGGGGTTTGCGGTAGGAGTCGAGCCACGACTTGGTCTGATCTAGAAAGCCTTCCTGCGGCTGCTCTGGCTTGCCGTAGCCGGCGCGGAGCTTGGTCAGTTGCTCGTCGGTGACTTCTGGAGCCGTTGAAGCAGTCGGTGAAGAGCCCCCGTAGGACTCAGCAATTCTGCCGCGCTCATCGGCCTCACCCTCTCTATCGGCAGGTCGTATAACGTATTTTGAGTAAGCAGCTGCCGCCTCGTAAGCGTTTTGAGAGCTCTGAACCTTTTTCCAGTTTTCTCTCTCTTTGCCTTTTGTGGCCTCGTATATGGCGAAATCAGCCTGATCTTTTATGCTTGATCCGCGGATTTCCTTCCCGGAAAACTTCGCAAAATCTGACTGCCTGTCAGGGTGCCACTGAAGTAATCCGTAGGCATTCCCACCATCGCCGACGGCATCTGCACGGAATCCGCTTTCCTTTTGCATGTTGGCAGTCATGCCTTTTGCAAGAGTTTCGGACACACCTTTGGATCGCAAGTAGTCGATCATGGGCCCGGCTGCCTGAGCGCCGCCCTGATTCATACGGTTTTTCAGGAGCTCTTCATCTTCACCCTCATTCAACTTGCTTGAGTAGAAGAGCGCAGCGAGAGGAATTCCCGCCCTTGCTATCAATGGGATTCCCCCAGGTCCATTAGTTGGCACCGGGGTCGCGGGGGGTGCAGTTTTCTGCAAGCCCAAAAGAGACTTCAGGGCTGCGAGTCCTTTCAGCGCGCTGGCACCTCCAAGAAGCGCCATTGCAGCCGCAGCCAGTTCAATATTGTCGGCAACGCCTCCGAAGAATTCCTTAAGCCCCGAGTCGACCAGGTCTTTATTGGCTCGGTAGAAGGAAACAAATTCCTCAGCCATTTCCGTAAGTGCCGGGGTCAGTTCGCCGCCGATGGTATTTCCCATATCGGTAAAGACCAGGTTCAGGTCGCTGTTTGCCTTGGTCAGACGAGCCGCGTCTTCTACTTGTTTGTCGGTCATGATTCCGAGCTTGTTACGCACATCCAGCTGTTTTTCGAGCTCTGCACGGCCCTTGATGAGCACATTTATCTCGCCGTCGCTGAACCCCATAGCTTGACCAGCCAAGCGCTTCTGGAGCAGCGGGAGCTTCTCCATTTCGCCCGCGATGTTTGCGAGCGCCTCTTCAGTGCTCTTCGCCTTAATGATTACGTCAGGATCAATCCCGTATTTTGCAGCGTCTGCAGCCCACTCGATTTTTCCGGTAATCGGCGATCGCATTAACTCCTGAACCTTCTGAAAGGTCCCAAGCGCGTCAGAAGCATTGCCGCCCATCGCGGCGAGGGCCTGCCCGAAGCTTTGAACCTTTTGCGTGCTCAGGCCGGTCAGCCTGTGGAAGTTTTCCATCTGCGTGCCGACGTCTTTGAAGTCGCCAACTACTTTGTCAATTGCGAGTTTGCTGGCTAATACGGCGCCGAACTGAAGGGCAGACTTCGTCAAACCGCCGAATGCCGCGTCAGCCTTCTGAAAAGATTTTTCGTCTACTTTTATGCCTAGGGCAATCAGGAAACTTTCTAGAACTCGCACGCGAGATACCCCATAATGGCTTCCTCAGCACTCGACGCGAAGAGGGATGCATGGAACTGATAAGCAGAAAAGAGGCACTGTCACGCGGCCTTTCGATGTACTTCACCGGCAAGCCCTGCGCTCGGGGAGGCATTGCTGAGCGACGAGTTAACGGCAGGGCGTGTTCATGCTCGGCTTGCCAGCAACTACGCTCCGACAATGCGCTTGCGAAGTACAAGGAGGATCCTTCAGCAGCCATCGCTCGGGTACGCGACTACCAGCGGAGAAATCCGGAGCAGGTCAAAGCGCGAGCCAGGGAATGGCAAAAATCAAACGTCGAGCACAGAGCCAATCTCAAGTCGGCTTGGTATAGAGAGAACCGGGCTCACGAACTTCAGCAGGCAAAGGATCGCTACCTTCAAAACAGAGATGAAATCCTTCAGAACAAAGCCGAGCACGATCTTCAGGTCCGGAAGCTGCTCTCGGAAAAGCAGAGAGAGTGGAGAAGGAAAAACCCCCACGTAATGCTTCACCACGCCAGCAGAAGGAAAAGCGCGGAGCTTGAACGCGTGCCTCGTTGGTTTGGCGAACTGGATGCCTTTGTCATCACAGAGGCAAAGCACCTATGCAAGCTGCGGAGCCAGCATGTCGGTGGCCGCTGGGTTGTTGACCACTGCATACCTCTTCTCGGTAAGGACGCTTCAGGCCTCCACTGCTGGAACAACGTCCAGGTGATTCCTAACAATATCAACTCGAAGAAGCACAACAGGCTGATGTTCACAGAGCCGTTCGAGTGGATGTCCTTGCTGGCTCAGCCCTAAGGCCCAGCGATGGGCTATTTGGGACGATTGGCTTCAGCCAGATGGCGGGCGTACAGCATTTCATCCATGGCGAGATTGGCCCGCCTCACCCACCCGAGTGAGTAGGTCCCGTCCTGCAAGTCCTTGTAGGTGCAAAGCGGCGGGCAGAGACCGGGAATCCCTATGCAGGGGCGCCAGAGTTCCCAGTCGATTGCGGGGTTGAGTCGTTCTCCTGACTCTGATCCACCGCCTCGGCTGAATCGGTAGATTTCTGGAAGAGGGTCAGGAGTCCGGTAAAATCCTCGAACGCATTCCCCAGCGCCAGAACGACCAGGGTGAAGTAGGTCTTCAAGCGTCCGGAGAAGTCATTCAGCGTCAGCGGCGTGGTCTCGCCTTGCTTGAAGAGCTTGTCCAGCATGCTGTCGCAGATGAAGTTGAAGTCATCTTCGGGGACGCGCGAAAGCATGGTGCCGACGATGCTGCCAGCAATGGCGATCGAGGACGCGCCGCCGACCTCAGCCAGCGCCAGGCCACGAATCATCGGCTCGACTCCGTACTTACCCAGGCGAAACAGCACGGCGCGCTGCTTCTCGGCGCTGGGCATGGCGAAGCGGTAAGTCACACCCTCGAACGTAATGGTCCGAATCATGGACTCAGCGGCATTCATACAATCACGCCTTTGTTGAATTCCATGACGAAGGTGGCGTCGTTCATGCCTGGGCCGCCGCGCGCCATGGACTTGCCGCGAGTCGCCACACCCTCACTGAACACCGCACCTTCAAGACCGGCAATTGAGGCGTAGGATCCCGAGATTTCTGCCTTTGCTGTGATCTGCGCTTGAAGTGCCAAAGCCTGAGGACTGCCCGGCATGAGGTTGACCGTCAGGCGCAGGCCTGGGTTTTTCCGATGGAAGCGCACGGCATTACCGCCGAGGCCGCGCGACAGGTTCGCCTGATCATCGATCGGTTCGACGGTGAACGGCGGATCTGTACGACCCCAGTCGTCCAGCACGCCTACGCCAGTGATGACCACAATCGTGTTTTCTACTGAGAGATCGCTCAAGGCCATGCTCTATTGCTCCTTAATCAACTTGAACCGTGACATCGACGGTATGGATGGCACCGGCCCGGAACAGGCGCATGGTGATGGGGGCGGCGGCGCGGGCAGAACGCTCGGCATCGCTGATGTCGAGGATGTCGCTCGCCACGGTCAGGACCTCGTAACCCCGGCTCAGCACTTCCTCACCAGTCTCATCACTGGTGTAGGTCTGCGCGCCGAGATAACCATTGTCGATGAACTTCTCGCCGATCTGGGCGGCAGCATCGATCAGGATCTGCTGACCCTCAGGGGTTTGCTTGGCCTTGGTCGGAATCGTCGCAAGTGCGTTGTACAGGCCGACAGTAAGGAAGTTGACGAATGCGTCCAGGTTGAACACATCGTCAATGAACTCACCGAACGTCGAAGTCGACTTCGAGTTGATGACGCGGCCGTTGTCTACTTCGCCACCGGTCTCCACCTTGGTGTAGAACACGGCGCCTTTCTGCTTCATCGCTGCGTATGCAGTCTTGGTCAGGTCTTCGGCGTCGATGCCTGGCAGTTTCTTGAATTCACCGGTGATGGTGGTGTTAGCCGCGTTGAAGTTCACGCGACTAAATACAGCGGCCAGTTCAAAGCCCGCGTAGGCGGCAGTTGCGTGGCTTAGCACGAACATGCGGCGTGAACCCTGCGTCACCGCCTTGCTGACGATGTCGGTCGACAGCGATGGATCACGCACCGCTGCCTGGCTGGTGGTGTAGGCGTAGAACTTGCCAGCAGCATCGCCGGCGCTCGCCAAGGCCAGCACATCAGCATCGTTCGCGCGAATGGCTGTTTCGAACTCGAACCAGTAGAACCAGATGCCCTTGTTGATCGCGTCGTTCATCGACTCGACAGGCGTGTCGTCCTCGAGGCGCAGATAGATGCGCAGCGACTTCGGCTTAGGAATGGCAGAGAACCAAGCCAACGCCGCCTTGTATGGGTCGGACGCTATGTCGAAATCCTTGGCTACTGCGGACGGGCTACCGTAGTCGCGATAGCTGCCCTCCGCAAAGGTCGCATCGCTGGACGAGTCGAAATCAGCGAAGACCATGCCCGCGCCGAAGTTGGCAGTGCCGAGCCCGGCTGAACTGATCAGCGTGGTGATGTTGATGATGTCTTCAGCCGGATAAGCCA